TGTTGTCTTGCCATCAATTTGACTTTGAAGCAGAGCTTGTTGCTCATTTAAACTGACTAGTCTAGCATCTACCTCCTGTAGCTCTCTTTCTCTTGTTGCCAGTCTTGCCTGAAGTTCTGTAATGCTCATTGAATCAGCAATTGGTCTCAGCCTTGGGTCAGTTTCAGGATCACGAGCGGCTGCTTCTGCTCGTTGTATTCTAATCTTGAGGCTGCCAATAATGTTGACCAAATTACCTTTGAGATTCAGTGCATTACTGATTTCTTTGTTTAATCGTTGTTCTTCTTCATAGGTGGTCATGATTAACTTATTCCATTGTTAAAAATAAAATTTGGGTTCATCAACCCTGGGTTCATTACCCCAGTGCCATCAACATCATAATCAACTGGGCGTTGCCATACAATTTCAAATAAAACTTCTTGTGATTCAAGATTTATAGTGCCGTCGGGATTAAATGCACTGAAACTAAATGTGCGTGGATCATTACCACGAAATATCTCTCCCTGTGCTATCCAAGCCGGATCGCCAAGAATTTTTATTTTGACTTTGCCAATGTCACCAGGGCTATAAAGATAATCTGCGGCATTAGCAGCTGGTTCGTTGGATTTGCCTTGTGCACCTTGTGAACTTTGTCCACTTGCGGGTTGATAAACAAACCTTGGTATGTCAGTGAGATTACTGGTGACCTGTGTTGCCAGTTGATCAGCAGATCCACTCACCACTGTATAATAGAGATTGTCAAAATTTTGCTGATAGTCCAACACTGCAGTATTCTGCCCAGTGAACCAATAGGGGTAGCTTTTATGCACACCACGAAACTGTGTCTGTGGGAACCAGGAACTTATCAAGGATTTTACTTCGTAAATGTTGACCATGAAGGTAAACCTGTAAGGATAATCGCCACGCTTGGGATCTATTTCGTTGCCAATGGGTTCGGCTTTGAGTGATATTTTAAACCAGGCAAAGTTTTTTATAGGAGTACCGTTGGGTCTTTCTTGCTGTGTTTCTTCGTCAACAATTTTAAGTTGCTGGTCTATGATATAACTGCTGTTGCGCACAGTCATTTCAATGGCCTGAACTATACTTTGTCCGGGCCGTATTCCAAAATTTCTTTGTGACGGAGTCATTTGATTTAGAACACTATCTAATTTTCTAGCCCCTGCACTGTTGTCCATGGGAGTAAAGTCAATGGCTAAATCTCCAGGTTTCTTTATTGTGGCATTGGCAATGCTATTGTTGGCAAACTCAATCACAAATTCGTCAGGTTTAGTATAGATGCCTTGTTTTACCAAGTTGGCCTGAAATTCATTCATGGCCTGCATCAATCCCCGTGCCTTGGTATTGGTACCTTGTGGAGCAGATGCTGCAGTGCCTGGCGCATCTATTGATGGTGCGGCAGTGACTGTGGTGTTTGTTTTACTGGGATCGTCGCTCTTTAATGGAAAACCACTGGCGCCAGTTCCAGGTGCTCGTGGGCTGGTTGAAGTTTTTTTGCCGCCGCTGGCCTGACTGGCAGTGTTATTCCTAACACCTTCGGAGTTGCTGGTGGTTATTTTTTGCCCTCCCAGCATTTCACTCACTGTGCTGCCAGTAATTTCTACATCATAAGGAACTGTTTGTCTGAGCCTAAACAAGTAAGGCATAGCAGCCCCGTTTATTTCATAGGTACTCAATCTGCTGCCGACGGAGAATTTGATATCTGTTATGCCAAAAGGAATATATTTGATGACAATAGAGTACGGATCTGTTTTTGCCCCTCCACTGTCAGTTTTGCCTACCAACACTGGGTTTCCATTTTCATCATATCCACGGAATCGTATCACCAAACAGTAGATAGCTGAACTGAATGCCTGTAGTCCTGCATACGCCTGCACTGCTTCTTTGAGATTATCAATTAAACTTATTCCATTGGGTTCAATTATTGTCATTTTAAGATTGGTGCTGGCACTGGCCATGCCAGTGCCTTTGCCAGGCAACACATTTTTTATTGACAGACTATCAATGTAGTAGTCAAGTTTGAAATAAGGATTTCTAGTACGATTAATTTTATTCTGTGCAGATGTTGATGACCCTTCTGATGATTGTGCACCACCACTTTGTATCAACAGTTGACCACCATCAATACCAACATCACCAGCGGCAATATTTTCATTACGTCCACTTTGAATTAATTTTCTGTAGTCATCAGTGTTTAACAAATACAAAGAAATCTGATAGGTGTAACTGGCATAGTCGTCAAGCACATTGGGTTGTGGTTCAATGTTTTCTTGGAAGCTGAGTTCAATGTCTTGTCGTGTGGCATTTTTTGTAGGACTGGCATCGTCATTGCCTTGTCCTACACCTGGTCCGTAATTGGATGTTGGTCGTGCATCGTTGCCTTGGTTGGCCTGCTGGCGACTGGGATCAGGAAGTTGTGATCCTTGACCTGGTGGGGTATTGACCGCTTGTGTTTCTGTAATGGGTTTAGTTTGACCGGCCAACCCTGCATCAGCAGCGGTATCAGTGGTTTTGGGTGTGTCAGCATTGCTACCTGCACCTGGAAGATCATTGCGATTGATTCGTCCGTCAGGCTCCAACACTTGATTGGGCTGTGGCGGATTTGTGACACCAGCATCGCCTGATTGTTTGACTTCTTCCCCGGCACTCTGAGCAGTGTTTTGTTGACTTTGCGTGAGTTCCTTGGCTTTTAATTGTAGAGATAACTTTTCACTAGGTAACAGATTGGGATTCAACCGTATGGCGTCATTTGCAGCTCCAGTTGGACTATCCCCATAATATTTCTTTCCTGAGGCTGTATCAGTGGCCACCCAATTACCTGTGCCTGGGTCCTGTGTGAACTCAAACGGTCCAATGCGAGGTCTGTCTTGTAACTTTTGCTGGGCTATTTCTTTTTGTTGTTGTTGCCCGTCTTGTTGTGCTTGTTGTTTTGTTTCTTGTTGTTGCGCATCAAGAACAGCCGATTCAGCTACTCGAACTTGACTAACCGCTTTATCAACTGCTTTGTCTAGACGTAGCTGTTCTTCATACTGAGGAGTACCTACTTTAAAACTAGGTCCATTAGCAGCAACAAATTTCTTATATGCGGCTTCGGCGGCCTGGTACTCTTTTTTTGCGGCGGCAACATCAGCCTGTAGTTTTTTAAGTTCTTCTTGTGTAACTGCCATCTTAGAACCCCAGAACTGAACGCAGTGTTGTAATCTTCGGAAGATAAATTTCTACACCGGCTTTGAAATCTAGCGGCGGTGCAGTGAGCGTGTTGGGGTTGCGTTGATAGAACACCCACCACAGTGCAGGAGTTTCGTACAAGTCATAGGCCAACAGATCTGGCCTGTATTCATATACTGTGTTGATTTTCATCAATAGATCATCGCTCTCTTTGGGTATGGGACGATTGATCATGAGATCAAGATAGTATTGGGTGAACCCTGTGTTGTAATATGGGCTTGTAGCTGAGTAAGTTGACATTACCAGAATCCTCCGCGCAATAGATTACCTTGTGCAAATTCTTTCACGCTAAACTGTTTGCTCATTTGACTACGGCTCTGTATTGGTATCAATGTCAATTGTATTTCCATGTGTGTGGGTACATAAGTTGAATTGTTGGCGCCCAACTCTGTTGAATTCCCAGCAGTGTCAAATGAAGACATTGCCTTGGCCTGCGGCAATGCGCCTTTGGGCGTAAAAACGGTTTTTAATCTAGATATCGCCGAATAAATTGGCGACGTACTAGTGGGCACATTGCTTTGGCGATCTCTACGAGTAATCAAATTGGTGTTAGTGACAGTTACACTGCCTGCTCGTATGTAGTCAACGTCGGCTGGAAGGTTATAATTAAAACTCTCCAAAACACAGGGGTGCAAATGATATTGGTATTGCCCGTGCCCTGACAGGTACAGGATTGGTGGCGGTGTGCCGGCCTGTGCATCTTGTCCGTAAAACATCTTTGTGGCGGTCTTGAAAAAATGTATCACAGCCAACAGGTAATTGGCTTCGTTGGTGTCTTGTGCTGTGAATGTTCCATTAATTGATATTTCACCTGGGCTGGAGTTTTTATAAAACAACCCACGCATGTTGCTGTGAGTCATGTCATACTTTTCATAGTTGGCTCGGTAACTGGTTTGTATTTGAGGTGTATAAGGAAATATCACCCCATTGGTGATGTTCAAAGGGTACAGCACGTCACCAGGTGCTGCCACTTTATACAGATACTGTGCCTGCTGTGCCAATGCAAGTCTGACTCGCCAATCTCTGTCGTTGAATCCTGACTTCTGTTCACGCAAAGCCTGTTGGTTACGAGCCTCGTCTTTTAACTGTTGTTGGTTGGCAGCAAAAACATTATTGGGATCGGTGTTTATGAATTCTGGGTTAGTGCCAAAGCCTTGAACGTAACCTGTGCCGCTGTCTGCTGGAGATACTGGATCAGTGTTGATTTGATCAGCACTGGGCTCTGGTCTGTCGCCATAGGGGTTGGTAAAAGGGTTTTCTTGTGAAGTGGCTGCGGTTCGCAGCGAGCCACCAACCACAGACTCTTTGTCTCGTTGTTCGTTTTCGTCGGCTATACCACTGAGTGGATCGTCAGCAGGCACGCCTTGTTGAAATTGATTGACCCCGGTGAATTGTGTTGACACTCCCAAGGAATTGGTGTCAGCAACCGGATCAGGCTCGTTTACAAAAACACCCGGTGTTGCCAACGCTCTTGCCGCAGCACCAGGATCCACACTCACTGGCTGATCAGCAGCATCACGTGTGATGGTTTCAACTATGCCACGAGATCTATATCCAACAACCTGACCGTCGGAGTTGAACACCGCGCCTTGTTGATCTTCTGGGGCTTGCTCAAGCGGGGCATTGTTGGCAAAGTTGTAAGAGGGAACAAACTGTGCTGAGGAAGTTGGTACACTACCTGAAAATTCTGTAGGCGACTGCGCCACTTCGCTTGCTGGCACTTGTCGTGCTGCACGAGCTTCGTTCACTGCTTGATTGATAGCATCGTCTTCGGTGGGTGCCAATGGCCTTGTTTCAAACTCAGGTGTGGGCACTGCGCCAGTGCGGTTGGACTGAGGAACGTACCCAGCGTTGGGATCCACGTTGCTGTTGTTGGCTGTTTTTTCTGACGTTGTGGGCAACGGCTGATCAGGTGAAGTGTTTGAAGTGTTGGGATTTAAAATCTTTTGTGTGGCGCGGCCACCTTCTACAGATCCATCAGTGACTGGTTGTCCAGATTGCAGTTGATTAGAGTTATCAACCAGCTGATTTTTTCTAGCTTCTAACTTGGCAACAGCTTCGGGGCTGAGGCTTATTTTTCCTGTACTGGCTTGGGCCAGAGTCGCGTCCACAGAACTAAGTTCAGATTCTACTTGCGCTTGTTGTTGGGCCACTAGCGCACGCCGCTCTTTGCTGGTGAGTCCATTGTTGGGGCTAGACAAGTCTGTGACTGCACCGCCAGCCGGTGCGGTAGCAGAATCAGATGTTGATCTACCGCGACGCGGAGGATTTGGTATTCCTTGCGCTGTGTTAAAAGCTTCAAATTCTGCTTGGGTCACAAACTTAGTTTGGCCGTTTTCACTGATATAAGGCATAGTTGTTCCTGTTTGTGTATTTAATCAAAAAATAAACGGCTATGTTTAAGAAATGGTTGACAATTGTTGTAAAAATGCTACAATAAGTACACAATTAGGAGAACATCTGTGTCTGTAACCATACCACGCACGGCGCCCCGCGTCAACTACCTGAACAATCGTGACATACTCAAAGAAATACATTTTTCAAAAAACACTTACTGCTCGTTCATTGATCCAGCAACTGATCATCAGTTTGACATGATCTTACCCAGTGTGGCAAAAATCAATCAAAAAACTGTAGCCGAAGCTCGCCGCAATCGTGCAGATCGTATCAAACGTGAAACCGGTACGATTGTTGATCCCAAAAAAATCCCCAACACTGACCTGGTTTTTAGAATCACTACCTGGGAACATGTGCCCAAGGCTCCCAAAAAAATCACCAAGGCTGCAGCAAAAAAAGCCAGCTTGGAAGAACTGTTTGAAATCGTAGACGAGCCCACGGTTGATGATCTGGTAATTGAACCTGTGTTGGACATGGCACACATGCGTGTTAACTTTCCTCCGTTCTGGCACTACAGAATTGACGAGAACAAGCAACCATTTGTTGTGGGCAAATCGCACTGGCGAGGTGATCTGGAAACCGGTGAGTTCTGCAAGGAGCACGGACAAATGACCAAGAAGCTGGCATTGATGTTTATGAAGCTGTGTGAACGTTATGCCACACGTAGTAATTGGCGTGGGTATACCTACAACGAAGAAATGCGTGGTCAGGCTCTATTACAACTCAGTCAGATTGGATTGCAGTTTGACGAATCAAAATCACAGAATCCATTTGCATACTACACTGCTGCCATCACCAATAGCTTTACTCGTATATTGAACATTGAAAAGAAAATGCAAAACATACGTGATGATATTTTAGAAATGAACGGCTTGAATCCAAGTTGGACCAGACAAAATTCCGGCAAAAGTTCCGGAGCAGTGATGTCCATTCCGGTTGCAACTTTCAATGACGACTAGTATAATGTTGTCATATGGCCAACTTATTTAAAAAAGCAGTAGTATTCACTGACATTCACTTTGGACTAAAGTCAAACAGTCAAACTCACAACGATGACTGTTTGTCTTTTGTCAAATGGGCAACCAACCTAGCAAAGGAAAACAACTGTGAAACAGCTATGTTTCTTGGAGACTGGCATAATCATCGTGCTAGTATCAACATTGTCACTCTTAACTATAGTCTCCGTGCTCTGGAACATCTCAACGACAACTTCGATCGTGTGTTTTTCATTCCTGGCAATCACGACTTATATTATCGCGACAAGCGTGATATCCAAAGTGTTGAGTGGGCTAAACATTTACCGAATGTGGTCATTTGTAATGATTGGCTACACGATGGTGATGTTATTGTGGCCCCTTGGTTAGTAGGCGAAGACTACAAACGCATACCAAAATTATCAGCCAAGTACATGTTTGGGCATTTTGAACTACCACATTTTAAAATGAATGCCATGGTTGAAATGCCAGATCACGGTGAAATCAAACGCGAGGACTTTGGTGGCATTGGTCATGTGTTCTCTGGACACTTCCACAAACGTCAAACTTACAAAAACATCACCTACATTGGCAATTGCTTTCCGCACAACTTCGCCGACAATCATGATGATGAGCGCGGTGCAATGATCATTGAATGGGGCAAAGAACCCGAATATCATGCTTGGCCTGATCAACCTCGGTATCGTGTGTTGAGATTGTCGGATGTCATCAACAACGCTCCTGAGGTGTTGGCCAAGAACATGCACGTTAGAGTTGAGCTTGACATAGATATCAGTTACGAAGAAGCAAACTTTATCAAAGAAACATTTATCAAAGACTATCACTTGCGTGAGATGGCCTTGATTCCCAACAAGAGTGCTGCCATAGATGTTGACATGGCACCCGGGGAAGTGCGGTTTGAATCAGTGGATCAGATTGTCACAGACCAACTCACCAATATAGAATCTGAATTCTACGATTCAAAATTGCTGTTAAAAATCTATCAAGAACTATAATATGATCGTCTATAGCAATTCCTGTAGTCTAGGTGGCGCAGGGCAAGGACATAAAATTTATCCTGATATTATTGCCGAATCATTGGGGGCAGAGGTTGTCAACGGTGGTATGGAAGGGTCAATCAATCGACGAATTATTAGAACTTCTATTAGAGATTTAACGGAACTAAAACAACAACATCAAGATATAGTGGCCTTGATTGGATTAACTTTTCTTGCACGAACCGAACTTTGGCAACCGTGGTTACCTGCAATAGAGAACGATGGTCACTTTCAGCCAATTATAGTTGATCATTCAAAAGTTGACTGGAGTATCAAAGGTCTGATAGATACTATTGTGCCAAACATAGCCAACTTAGCTGATCGTCGTGTGAAAGATTACTATCAGCAATGGTTGTTGCACTATCACGCTGAAAGTGCTGTTACTGATCTATTGACTGACATAATAATGTTTTCGGGCTGGGCCCAAAGCAACAACATACGTCATGTGATATTTTCTAACCCAGATACATTTCCTGATGATAGTAAAGTTGGGTACAATTCTCCGTTTATAAAAAGTCTACGTGAAGAAGTTGAAAGTAATCCATTCGTTGTTAATCCTTGGACTACTTCTTTCAATGGATATATCTTATCAAAAGGATTCAAGTTTAAAGAATCAAAAACATTCAGGCTACACGGTCATCCTGATCTGGGAGGACATCAAACCTGGGCAAACTTTTTAATTGAACGTTTACAAACCAATCAATGATACAACTAAAAAATCTCACAGTTAAAAATTTCATGAGTGTGGGCAATGCCACACAGGCGGTTGATTTCAACCGCCGTGATCTCACACTGGTACTGGGAGAAAATCTTGACCTAGGCGGAGATGGCTCTAGGAATGGCACTGGTAAAACCACTATTATCAATGCCTTGAGTTTTGCTTTGTATGGACAAGCATTGACCAATATTCGCAAAGACAACCTCATCAACAAAACCAATGGCAAAAATATGCTGGTGAGTTTGGAATTTGACATTGATGGGAAAAACTATCGTGTTGAACGTGGACGTAAACCCAATATTTTAAAGTTTTATGTTGACAACGAACAAACCACTGCTGATGATGAAGCACAAGGTGATTCACGAGAAACCCAAGATGCCATAGAAAGGCTGTTGGGGCTGAGTCATGACATGTTCCGACATGTTGTGGCGTTGAACACTTATACCGAACCGTTTCTAAGTCTCAAAGCCAATGACCAACGTGTGATCATTGAACAGTTGCTGGGTATTACGTTGTTGAGTGAACGTGCTGATCGTATCAAAGAACTCAACAAACAAACCAAAGAAGCCATTCAGCAAGAAGAATTTAGAATACGTGCTGTGCAAGAAGCCAACAAACGTATTGAGGAACAAATTGCTGCGGCTCAACGCAGACAAACACTGTGGCAGAAGAAACGTGACGAAGATGTTGCTGCATTTCAAGCAGCCTACGACGAACTCAGCAAAGTTGACATTGAAGCCGAGTTGCAAGCACACCAAGCGTTGAGTGAATACAATGTCAAGAAAAAAGCCATGGCCGATCTCACAGCCTGGATCAAACGCTGTGAATTAGATGAGGCCAGAGAAAACAAAGAAATTACAAAGTTACAATCAGAAATTGCCAGTCTTGAACAACATACTTGCCATAGTTGTGGACAAGCGTTTCACGACAGCAAACATGAACAAGTATTAGAAACCAAAAGAAAAGCCTTGTCTGAGGCGGCAATGCAGGCATTGTCTATCAACGGTCAATGGATGGAACATACCGATGCATTGCGAGCACTTGGTGCGTTGGGTACTCAGCCCAGTGTGTTCTACGATCAGGAGTCTGATGCCTACGAACATCGATCAAGCATGGCGCATGTGTTGAGTCAACTCATGTCTAAGCAAAACGAAATTGATCCTTATGTTGATCAGATCGCTGACATGACTGCACAGGCTGTGCAGTCCGTTGAGTATGACGCACTAAACGAACTCACCCGTCTACAAGATCATCAAGAGTTTTTGTTAAAGTTGTTGACGCAGAAGGATTCGTTCATACGCAAGAAGATTATTGAACAGAATCTCAGTTATCTCAATGCTAGACTCACACACTATCTTGATAGGATTGGTTTACCACATACAGTGGTGTTCCAAAACGATCTCACTGTGCAAATTGAAGAACTAGGACGTGAACTTGACTTTGATAATTTAAGTCGTGGTGAGCGCAATCGTCTCATACTGAGTATGAGTTGGGCGTTCCGTGATGTCTGGGAAAGTTTGTATCGTCCCATCAACTTGTTGTTTATTGACGAGATGATTGATTCAGGCATGGACACCCAGGGTGTAGAGAACAGTCTTGCATTGTTGAAGAAGATGAGTCGCGAACGCAGCAAGAGTATTTGGTTAGTGTCACATCGTGATGAACTTGCCGGGCGAGTTGAAAACATCTTGCGTGTGGTCAAAGAGAATGGCTTCACAAGTTATAACACGGATATTGAAACAGTATGAGTCTAGCACTTTGGCACTGGCACATTGAAATATCAAGCAAGTGTACTTTGCGGTGCCCTCGTTGCGCTCGTCAAGAAGTGCCTGAAGGATTGAAAAACACAGAACTAGATTTGGAATTTTTCTGGCAGAACTTTCCTGAGTCGTTTATACATCAACATGTAGAGAAGCTTACATTTTGCGGTGATGATGGTGATCCCATCTATGCACATGAGTTTTTAGAAGTCATTAGATATTTTAAAAACACCAAACCCAGTATTGAAATTGTGATTGTCACCAACGGTAGCTACAAAGACCCTGACTGGTGGCATGCCTTGGGTGGGTTGTTATCTGCTCAAGACAGCGTACATTTCAGCATTGATGGCTACGATGATGCATCCAACAATCAGTATCGCGTTAACAGCAATTATCACAGCATCATGACTGGTATTCAAGCACTGCGAGCAGCAAGTCATTGTCAAATTGTCTGGGCTGCAATTGCATTTTCATTCAACGAGCAGCATCTAGAACAGATGAAATCTCAAGCTCAAGCCTTGGGCATGGATCGTTTTCAGTTGACACGCAGCACTAAGTTCTATAAAATTTACCCTAGCTACGGCCCTGTAGATCGGCTGCAGCCCAAGGATGAACTAATCAGTAACACCTTACGGTTTGAACGTGAAGTCACTGATTTTACAGGCCGTAGCACTGCGATTTGGCCGGTAAATCGTCAACTTTACACAGACAGTCAAGTACAAAATAATGTAAGACCTTTGTGCTCAATTGGTAATAAAGGCCTCTATATCAGCGCACAAGGTAACTTTTACCCCTGTTGTTGGGTAGCCAATCGCTATGAACACAACCAGCCCTGGGCAAAATTAGGACAAAAATACAACCTGCACACACAGGATTTACAGCAGGTTCTTGCTGACGACTTCTGGCAAGACGAGTTTAAAACATATGGTTGGATTGAATGTCAAACCAAATGTGCTGCTAGTGTGGTCACAGAAGAATATGCAACTCAGTGGTAAAGGGATAAATTATGCTGTATGTCATGGCTCTTTGAATCTCTTGTAGTAGAAACGCTTCCTGAAGATTGTGCAGGATTTGTGTATTTGATCACAAACAACATAACTGGCAGGAAGTACATAGGCAAAAAACTGGCAAGATTTAAACGAACAACTTATCGAGTGGTCAAACTTAAAAACGGTAACAAAAAGCGCAAGAAAATCAGAGGCTCAATAGATTCAGACTGGCAAACATACTATGGCTCATCACCCGAACTCTCCAAAGACATTGAACAACTAGGTATTGAAAACTTCTCCCGCGAAATACTGTATTATTGCAAAACCAAATCGGAATGCAGTTATATTGAGGCTCGTGAACAATTCTCAAGACGTGTGCTGGAATCAGACGACTACTACAATGGTCATATTCAAGTTCGCGTCCATGGCTCGCATATCAAAGGCAAATTAAGCAACTAAGGCTAGCACAGGCCAACATCGTGTGCCCTAGACCTGGATCTCAGATCACAGGGACGGAAGACTCACCGCGCTAGTGAGCACTCAACTACTACCCCTAGGGATGAAGATCGCAAACGCCGCGATTTAGTTGTTTGAAAAGGACAAAAGGCAAAAAAGACGCTTGAGCGATCAAGCACGTTTGTTGGCAAGGACTAGCATCTTGTTGATAAACCGCCGTTGTAATAAAGACGGGGATGGAGGTACCGGACAACCGCCTCTGCTAAACACCCTAATGCTAGTGACTGTGATACTCGGATGATGTCGCATTTTTTCTTTGCCCGCCCTGGGCAAAGAGTGACTGCTTTATCTGGATGATATCTCTTAAAGACAATCGTTGATGAGCGTAAGCGAAATCAACTGAACTACGAAGTAGTTCATGTAGCGTGTTGATTAGTTTCTAACAGAATATGAAGTTTGTTTGTATTATCTGGAAAAGTCTCTAATTGCCAATTACGAATATTGAGATTGTGCTGATAAATCAAACGATGTTGTATAATTGCTTCTTGTAACAATGTCAACGGACGTAACGGATAATACCAACCCCTGACTGTAGCATCAACAATGTGATCTAGCTCGTAACAAAATTTTAATATCTGCTGTTGTATTTGTTGCCACTGCTGATATACTGCTTTCCAGGATTCAAGTTGCATTTCTATTAGAGGTTCGTTGATATAATCCAGACATTGTCTTACTACATACTCTCCGTCATGCCATAACTCCTCGCAGTTAATCCAAAGATGAGGGTTTGAAAAATCTATCATGTCATCATTGAGATTGTAATTGTCAATTTGTAGATTCAATGCCAGTACTTCTCTTTGATCCCACTTAGTGCTGGCATGCTGCATCTCATTGTTAAAAAACCATTGGTGCACTGAAAGGTATTGATCATCAATGTAATCTATATCCCCACCAACAGTCAACGGCACCCGAGCACGATTCAATGACAACCCGTGATATACCGGGGTATGAGTATTGGCAGCCAAGTATATCACAGGAATGTTGTGTTCATTACAAGATTGAAAAATGTGTGCATAGTCAAGATTGCAGGTGGTTACAACGTATTGCCATATCTTTGGGTCTTTTATTTTCTGTTCGTTAAATCCCAGCTGCAATGCAATTTCGTTGAACAACAAAGGAGCAGGATAGCAAGTATGAAACGTTTTGCTGTGCGTCTGTTGCAATTCTGTGACTGTGTTTAAAAATCTACCGTGCCCCGAAGGATGATTTTTGAGATGCTTGTGAGCATTATTTTTATCAATAGGGGAATCTGTCAACGGTGTCCACGCTTGTTGTTGTGTATTATAGACTTTGCGATGTCCGGTCAACCAATGCAAGCTCCAATCTAAAAACGTTGCGCCAACTTGTCCTGGACTAGTCACGCATACAACTTTAGAGGACATCAGGCCAATCCCTGAACAAGGCATGTTGTATATTGCCCGACACAAACTGATTGAAACTGCGATGCTTGTCCTCAAGTTCGCCTTGGAGTGGTGCTACCCGTTTAAACGCTTCATCCATCTGTGCCATGCCCTTGAATTCCATGATGATCATCCATTCGGGCATGTCTGGTATTGATCTAAATCCCATCTTGCAACGTGTAATTCTATAACTTTCCATCTTGTTTTCTTCTACAAGATGATCAAAGAAGCTGCGCATGTTGGTAACCCATTCAAGGTCAGTGATGTCGCCTTGTTTGTCGGCCCATATAGTGTATAAATCCATTATGTCATTGGTCCTAAAATTTCAAATCCATCTATTTCACTCTTGTACAAGTGTGCCTGCTCAAGATACAAGTAGTCAAAACCTCGTGCCCGGTAGATAGCACATTCAGTTTTCATTGTTTCAATGCCCAGCCTTGATCGAGGACGATGATATGTCCATGCAAATTGATCACACAGGGCATTGCGATCATCCAATCTACGTATCAAACTCCAGGCCACTAGTTTTGCATTATCATAGTAACCTATGATATCAGCCTGGGGATCACGATAACGACTGTGAAACATCGGCATAACTGATCCAAAATGTCGGTAGATGCAATAGGTTTTGTAGATGTCATCCAGCTGCTGACACACTTCAGCAGTGGGCTCAAGATATCTCCATGCCACTGACTCGGTATAGCTGGTCTCGTCAAGATTAATCCGGGCAAATTGATAAGTCACTGTCTGGGATCCTGGCGATGTGAAAACAGGCCTTGGAGATAGTTCTCGGGCCAGTCTTGATAGTAGCCTTTGTGGGCCAGCTGTTGTGCTGCTGCATTAAGTTTGGTTTTGTCTTGCAGGAATATCAATGCATACTGTCCTTGATTCATTGAGACACCGTTGATGACTTCTGGTGAGTCAGGATGATCAGTCAAGGCCAACATTTTTTTGTTGTCAAGATAGTTGACCTGCACCATCAATGCACAGTTTTCCAAATGATCAGCACTAACGATTGTTGGGTCATACACCAACACCACAACCTCACGTCCTTGCATGCCCCAGCGCCAGTGATTTACCAAATCAAAGTAGGGATCACTGCCTGGCACAATCACAATGGTGTTGGCCAGTCTGGCCTGACGAGCATAAGGGCACGGTGCCCAGTTGTTGAGCGCAGGGCAGGGCTTTTCAACAAAGTCCTGGATCCACTGCTCAATGTCCAGTTTGGCTTGCTCAAAATCCATTAGAAGAAAGGTAAATTTGTTTTCTTGGTGGTTTCAAGATTGTCTTTGATCAAATCATTGATCTGAACTCGCTCTTCCCAACTCAAATTTAAAATTTGTTCGTAAGTCATCCCACCACGCATATACCAGCTCATCCTAACTGCTTCTCGCCGTATATCCGCGGCCTCTGTGTCCATGGTAGTGATCATTGCCTCAATTTCTTCCGGACCGGAAGTTAAGAGGCGTTGCCGAAAAAATTAGATTGATTTAATGTAAATGATTGCTGATACTCATGTTCGCAACTGCTGCATTTAATAGTCAGTGGTTTGAAATCGCTATCTTTGCGTAGATCTATAATGTGGTCTCTAATTTCTTGAAACACTTTACGATCGCAGTTTCTTAAAAAATCTTCAATGTGAGCTTTTTCAGTGACCATGACGTTGGGTGTTTTGATCGTGCTGATAGACATTCCCAGCATTCTCACAGTGAGATCTGTGATCTGTGTCATAGCACCTTTTAAGATTTCTATTTTTTCTTCTTCAGGGACACTGGCATCGTTGAGATTCTGAATTGTTTTTTGATCCTGAAACTGCGCCGAAGTAGTGGTGTGTAACTGTTGATAGCTAATTGGTGCAAAGTATATTTCAAGGTCACCCTGGCTCACGGTCTGAGCATAATTGGGCATACGCAAGCCCTGCAGGATGGTTCTGAGATCAATGTTGTATTCATCTTCGTGGTCACATTTTGGGCAGTAAGTTGCCAACTCTAACTCATGACCGTAGCTGGCTATTCTAATGGCAGTTAGTATGGTGTCAACATCTACTACCGGGCAATGCCAGGCATTTTTAATGCTTGGACAACAGCTCTGTATGACTGAAACTACAGCCTGACCATTGAACAGTGCATCAGGAGTGCGATAAGTTATTTCATCAATTGCAGTCATGGGCAGCACAGGTAGCTCATGATTTTCGGGCATTGTCAGCGATCCTGGTGGCCAAAATTGTCCATCACTGGGTAACTGTACGTAAATGGCTGGCTGCCGAAAATAGTGATTTAAAGGGTTGTTTGGTTGGGTCATTTTTATGTCCATAAATATAAGATAAAGTACTTATATTTCACGAGAGCACCATGGCAGATTATACTGAACAAGAACGAATAGATTTGGCCCGGCAAGTAAATGAGGAAATGCGTCTCTACGGGCAGTTGCATACCAGCACTGCAGCGCAGGTTCGCGACGCCAGCGTTGGTATAAAAGGATTCACTGAAAAGACCACCGGAGCAGGTGCTAGTGTGGGGAAAGCGTTTGGTGATTTAGCCAAATCAACCTACGCCGGTAAACAAGGTTTGTCAGAATTCAACGGCGTAATTGAAGCCACAACTGCGGCCATGGGAGTCATGCTTGCAATGCTAGGCGGCCCAATTTGGGGAGCAATCGCCCTTGGATTAACAGCATTTGGCAAAGCCTTGGGCATGGCCAACAAAATGTCTCAACAGACATTTGAAGCCTACAAACAACTAGCAGATGTTGGCGGCTCAGCCGGTGCGTCGTTGCAAGGATTAAGAAATCAAGCCAGGGACTTTGATTACACCCTAGGCGAGGGCGACGAAGGACTCAAAGACTTTGTCAAAATGATTGCCAAGAACAGCGAAACTCTGGCATACTTCAAAGGCACAGTGGCTCAAGGTACTGCTGCAGCAGCTGGAATTGGGGATGCATTTAGTCAGTATCGGGATCCGCTGTTAAAACTGGGACTCTCTACTGAAGCTCAAAATCAATCTATAATGAACTATATTAACTATAGTTCAAGACTTGGAATGAGTCAAGGAAAAACCTATGATCAACTAGCAGCCAGTGCTAGAAAATATATTGTAGAAACCGAAGCACTGGCTGCAATATCTGGAAAAAGCCGCGAGGAAATTGAACAACAACGACGATCGGCACTGAGCGAACAGCAGTATCGTGCTAAAATTGAAGAAATGAAGGCGAACAAGGACTTTGAAGGTGTTGAACGTCTGGAAAAATTTAATGCCGCACTTAACGCGGCAGGATCAGCCGGTCCAGAGGTTGCCAAGGCAATGAGACAACTGGCAGTGAGTGGATTACAAACAGTTGAAGCACAGTCCTTGAATCGACTGACCAACGGTGAAGCATTGAGAATCCAGCAGCTGGTCAACGAAGGGAAGATTAGCGAAGCAGATGCAGTGACTCAACTACAAAATGCAGTGAAAGGAGGACTGCCAACCTGGAACAAATTGGCGCAACAAAATGTTGATCTAACCGGCACCATTGGCAAGATGTCTAACATGTATGATTTTCAAGCAGGTGCTGCTGGCGATTATGGCAAGGCACTCAAAGATTCAAAAACAGCAGTTGACGCTACGACCAAATCAACAGAAGCAGAACTCAACAGTAATGTTAATACAATTAGAAATCAAAAAGAAGCTGCAAAGAGTCTACAAGCTGTAATTGAAAAGTTTATCAGTGTAGCCACTACTATGACCGAGGGATTGTCTGACATTTGGGCGGCGTTGAGCTCAACACTACTTGATGTGATGGAAGGATTTAGTGATTTCTTTGACTGGATCAAGTACGATGTAATGGGTAAAGAACGACCAACTTACGACAAACGACTTGCAGAAAAACTAAAACAAGACAAAGAAAATGCAGCTAAAGAACTTGCTACTTTCAAGAAATCTGGAGTTGTAGGCGGGCCTACTGATGAGTCAGGGAAAAGTATTCTGACTGGCCCACAATATCAGAAAAGTCTAGAAGATAAACTCAAGGCCTTAGAAGAAAAAGAAAAACTCAACGAATCCAAGCGAGGATTTAAAGATGCCACTGCTGAGAGATCAAAAGCTCTTCGGAAAAAGTACGGCAATGAAGGAGGTGGAAAAAAAACAGCCGCTGCAGCACCTGGTGCCCCGGCACGTGCTGGATACACAGCACACAGCAATGAAAGTTTGGCTGCGTTGGGACTAACTCTAGTTGGAAAAGGTGGGGAGAAGGGAGATCGGCAAGCAGAAGGTGCGCAGGTATCTGACAAATTAATTGAGTTGGCTCAAAATATCAAATCCAAAATACCTGGCTTTGCTGGATTCACTGGGTTCAATGACAACTTTCATCGAGAGGAAATACCTAACAGTGGACATGCTCAAGGACTATCAGTGGATTTTGTTCTTAATAAGAAACCCAGTCGTGAAGAAGGTCAAAGAATAGTTGATATGTTAAAAAGCATGGGAGCCAGCTCTGCTAAAGATGAATACCATGATCCCAGCAGCAAGGCAACCGGGCCGCACTTTCACGCCAGTGTACCTGAAGGTAGATATGGTGGAATTTTTGAAGGGCCACGCACTGGCTATGCTGCAGTGATGCATGGCCGTGAAGCAATATTGCCCTTGCCCAACGGTCAAAGCATTCCAATTGCCATTGACACTGAAAAAATTATTGAAAGTTTTTCTGAAGCCTTGAAACGCACATCATCTTCTAGCACCAGTTCATCTGGCGGTGGAACCGATCTTCTTTCGGCACTGCTTGACATGGTAAGACTGCAGCGCGATCAAAACGATTTGGTCAGTAGATTACTACAAGTACAACGAGCTTAACGGTAAATAATACACTATGGCTTTCTATGTATATCAATATATTGACGAATCTGGTGCTAATCAAAAAATTAGTGAGAAAGTTAAACAGCAATGGGCTGATCCTGAGTACAGGGTCTGGCGTACAGCAATGAGATGGAAAAAACATGGCAACATCTAACACAGAACGCGGTAGTAACGGCGGCTGGAAAAAATATTTCAAAGTAGCTGACACAACTGGTCAAATGAGCCCAATCAGCGGCGCATTGACCAATGGTAATCCCAACTATGCTGCACAAACTGACTTTGCGTTTCGCAACTATGCCAGCAGATTACCTGAAGTTTACACTGGTCATCCCAATCGTATTGAGCGTTATAATCAATATGAAAACATGGATTCTGACAGTGAGATCAATGCATGTTTGGATATCATCAGTGAATTTTCCACACAACTAAACGAACAAAACGACACACCGTTTGAAGTAAAATTCAAAGATCAGCCCACTGATCACGAAGTAGAAATTATCAAAAAACAGTTACAGCAGTGGGTCAAGCTCAACAAACTTGATCAACGTATTTTTAAACTGTTCCGCAATGCCATCAAATACGGCGACCAAGTGTTTGTGAGAGATCCAGAAACATTTGAAATGTACTGGGTTGACATGACCAAAGTGTCACGAGTGATTGTCAATGAGAGTGAAGGCAAGCGTCCTGAACAGTACATTATCCGAGATATCAACCCTAACTTTCAGAACATGTCTATTGCGCAAAAAACTGCACAAGACTACATGGTGAATCCTCCCACAGGCGGATCACATGCTAACTTAGCTTACACACAACCTAACCAAGGTGGTGGCGGTGGCGGTGGCAGTAGATTCAGTCGCGCCATGAACGAAAGTTGCCTGGATGCCAAGCACATTGTGCATATCAGCTTGAACGAAGGATTAGACCCGTTCTGGCCTTTTGGACAGAGCATCCTAGAAAACATTTTCAAGGTGTTCAAGCAGAAAGAACTGCTGGAAGATTCAATCTTGATCTATCGTGTACAACGTGCACCAGAACGTAGAATCTTCAAAATTGACGTGGGCAACATGCCGTCGCACATGGCCATGGCCTTTGTGGAACGTGTGAAAAACGAAATGCACCAGCGCAGAATCCCCACTGTTCAAGGTGGTGGCAACAATATGATGGATTCCAGTTATAATCCACTCAGCATTGGTGAAGATTACTTTTTCCCCCAAACAGCTGATGGCCGAGGCAGCAGCGTTGATACACTGCAAGGTGGGCAAAATCTGGGCGAAATTGATGACTTGAAATACTTCAACAACAAAATGGCTCGTGGTCTGCGTGTGCCTTCAAGCTATTTGCCCACTGGTCCAGACGATTCAGATCGTGCCATGAACGACGGTAAAGTGGGCACAGCCCTAATACAAGAGTACAGATTTAACCAGTATTGCGAGCGGTTGCAGGCATTGATTTGTCAAAAACTTGATGACGAATTCAAGATGTTTTTGACCTGGCGCGGGTTTAACATTGACAACGGCTTGTTTGATATCAAGTTTAATCCACCACAGAATTTTGCCAGCTATCGTCAAAGCGAGTTAGACACAGTGCGTATCAGTGCATTTACTTCAATAGAACCATTGCCTTATTTGAGTAAACGTTTTATTATGAAACGTTATCTTGGTCTTACCGAAGAAGAGATCACAGAAAATTCAAAACTCTGGAAAGAAGAACGCAGCAAACCTGAACTGGAAACCACACAAGGACAAGATCTACGCAGTATTGGTGTTACTCCAGCAGGCATGGAATCAGACATTACCACCGGCGAAGAACTAGCAGGTATTGATCAAATGGGCGGAGCACCAGGCGAAGCCGGGGGCGTACCTCCCATGGCAGGTGGGGCAATGGGCGCAGCAACTCCCGCTGGCGCACCAGCAGCTCCAGGTGGCGGCGTATAAATATACGATGATCCTTAACGAGTTATATCAGCGTTCGCCTGAAGCCTACCAAGATCTTGCACAAGACAACAGCGCACCTCGCCTTGGCAATCTGCGTAAAACTCGTTTGACCCTCAAGCAACTCAACAAGCTGAGAAAAATGAATGATTTGAGAAAATATGAATTTGAACAAAAACTCAAAGATATTCGTGCTCAATACGCTCCTCCAGCACAACCAATGATGTAATTGAAAAATTTTGTAAAAATTACAAATTTTTTACAAAAAAACCACCATAAACCGGTAATAATCTAATTCTGTTGTAAATATATCTATACATTTGCCCGTAATGGGGACAAATGAAACTTAACCCCATGAGGAGCCAATACAAATGAGTAAAAATTTCGAACAACTGATTGAGTTTGTGATCAACGACGAGGAAGATAAAGCCCGTGAACTATTTCATGACATCGTAGTGGCAAAGTCACGCCAGATCTACGAAGAAATGATGGAAGCTGAAGAAGTGGTTGAAACTGAAGAAGACGACGAAGAAATGATGGAAGCTGAAGACGATGAAGAAGAAGTTGAAGAGTCTATGGGCGGCGACGCTGCAGACGACTTAATTGACGACGTTGAAATGGAAGAAGAAGGAATGTCCATGGAAGGCGAAGGCGACGACATGAGCGACGAAGGTGGTGCTGATGTTGAAAACAAGCTGATGGACATCGAAGACAAGCTAGATGAACTTATGTCTGAATTTGAAGCTCTCATGGGCGGCGACGACATGGGCATGGATGACATGGGCGACGACATGGGCATGGATGACATGGGCGACGAAGAAACTCTTGACGTTGAGCTTGACGGCGAAGACGACATGGGTGACGACATGGGCATGGATGACATGGGCGACGAAGAAGAAGGCATGATGGAAGCTATCAGCCTCAAAGCAGCACCAAAGCCAACTACGTCCGAAGAAGGCGGCATCAACAAGAAAGCTGTGTATGCAGCAAACAGTGGTGCAGCAGGTATGGCAGCAAGGCCAGTTAATGCATCAGGAACAGAAGCAAAAGGTCGTCCAGCTCCTACAACCAAGGATCTAATCAGTGACGTACAAAATTCTCCTGCTCGTTCAGGTGTTAAACTAAGCCCAGCCACCAAGCCACACCTAGCACAAGCTACTGGTGTTAATACCAAAAGCCCAGTTGGCAAGGCTTAATAAATCGTGAGCAAATACCTTAGAGAACATCTAAACTTTAACCAGGCCCAAATTGAGCTGATCAATGAAGAAGCTCCAGATGGGTCTGGCAAGAGTCTCTACATGAAAGGTATCTGCATCCAAGGTAATCAGCGCAATGCCAATGAAAGAATTTATCCAACACGCGAAATTGCTCGTGCAGTCGGCACAATTAACGAGCAAATTAAGAATGGACAAAGCGTGTTGGGTGAAGTTGATCATCCTGATGATCTAAAAATTAACTTAGATCGTGTGAGTCACATGATTCAAAACATGTGGATGGATGGCGATGATGGATACGGAAAATTAAAGATATTACCAACCCCTATGGGTCAGTTAGTGAAAACTATGCTTGACTCTGGAGTTAAATTAGGCGTTAGCAGCCGTGGAAGCGGAAACGTTAACGATCACACAGGACATGTCAGTGATTTTGAAATTGTCACTGTTGATGTAGTTGCCCAGCCCAGCGCACCCAATGCATACCCCACAGCAGTCTATGAAGGTCTCATGAATATGAAGTACGGACATAGAGTGTTGGAGATTGCAAAAGAAGCTGGCACGGACGACAAAGTACAGAGATATTTGAAACAGGAAATCAAACGCCTGATCAAAGATCTCAAGATTTAGGAGAATCTACTAATGTTAGATGCCATCAAACCATTACTAGATAGCGGCCTTATCAATGAAGATGTCAGCAAAGAACTCAACGAAGCTTGGGAATCAAAGCTGTCAGAAGCCAAAGAACAGGTACGTGCAGAACTCCGTGAGGAATTTGCACAACGCTATGAACACGATAAATCCGTGATGGTTGAAGCCCTAGATCGCATGGTAACTGAAGGTCTACAAACAGAGATCGCTGCTGTGTCTGCTGAAAAGCAAGCACTGGCAGAAGATCGCGTCAAGTTCCAAGGCAAGATGAAAGAGTCAGCTACAAAGTTCAACAACTTTATGGTGACAAAACTTGCTGAGGAAATTGGTGAACTGCGTAAAGACCGCAAGACTCACAACGAAAGCCTAGAAAAACTAGAAAACTTCGTTGTTCGTGCTCTTGCAAATGAAATCACCGAGTTCGCACAAGACAAGAAGAAAGTTGTGGAAACACAAGTTCGCTTGGTTCGTGACGCTCGTGTGAAGCTTGAATCACTCAAAACAAGATTCGTCAAAGAATCTTCGGAGAAAATGACTCAGGCCATTACCAAGCATCTCAAGGCCGAACTACACCAATTGCGTGAAGACATCAAACTTGCTCGTGAGAACAATTTTGGTCGTCGTATTTTTGAAGCCTATGCAGCAGAATTTGGAGCAACACACCTCAACGAAAACGCTGAAGTACGTAAGTTAAACAGCGTAATCGCCGAGAAGAATTCTAAGCTGGCCAAGGCAGTACAGATTGCTGAGCAGGCCCGTGTGGTCGTCGAAAGCAAAAATAGAGAGATTCGTCGTATTCAGGAAAGCAACGAACGTGAAAGCGTTATGGGCGACCTGCTTGCTCCTCTTAACAAAGAGAAACAAGAAATTATGAAGAATCTGCTCGAAAGCGTACAAACAGCTCGTCTGAAAAACGCATTCGAAAAGTATCTACCAGCGGTACTCGAAAACCGTTCTGCGAAAACCCAAAAAGTGATTACAGAAAGTGTTAGCGAAGTAACTGGTGATAAGCAAGCTCCGGCTCAAGATGACAATCGTAGCAATGTGATTGACATCAAGAGACTGGCTGGGCTATAAGAAATATAAGGAGACTTAAATGTCACAAGAATTACTTGAAAGCCGCTGGGACGAAACTAAAGACGCTCTCATGGAAGGCCTTAAAGGTTCACGTCGTAGCACCATGGGTGTTATCCTCGAGAACACACGTCGTTATTTGAAAGAAAATGCAACTGCTGGTAGCACAGCTTCTGGTAATGTTGCAACACTGAATCGCGTCATTCTGCCGGTGATCCGTCGTGTGATGCCAACAGTTATTGCCAACGAACTGGTTGGCGTTCAGCCAATGACCGGTCCAGTTGGTCAAATCCACACTCTGCGTGTACGCTATGCAAGCACAATGAATGACACTTCTGCTGCTGCAACTTCAACAGTTGCTGGCGATGAAGCACTGTCACCATTCAAGATTGCAACAGCTTACTCCTCAGCAACTACAGTATCAGCTGGTGTTCCTGGTGCAAGCCAAACACGTTACACTGGTGCTGACACTTCGGTTCTTGAAGGTTCTGGTGGTCGTAACATCAGCGTTCAGATCCTGAAGCAGGCTGTTGAAGCTAAAACACGTAAGTTGCAAGCTCGCTGGACTTTTGAAGCAGCTCAAGACGCACAAGCAATGCACGGCATTGACGTAGAAGCAGAAATCATGGCAGCTTTGGCTCAAGAAATTACAGCTGAAATTGACCAAGAAATCCTGTTGAGCCTGCGCACTCTTGCTGCAACTGAGTTTACATACAACCAAGCTACTGTATCTGGTACAGCTACATTCGTTGGTGACGAACACGCCGCTTTGGCAGTTCTGATCAACCGTGTTGCTAACTTGATCGCTCAGCGTACACGTCGTGGCGCTGGTAACTGGGCTGTTGTTTCTTCAGCA